CATTTAATTACTCGAGTCCTCTTGGACTCTTTCTAGGAATGATAACAAAACTCAATTCAGTCGTCGATGACTCATGCGGGTTTTATTCCCGTCTGAGTTATACAATTGTCTTGAGTTTATGTTACATCACTATTGAGAGTCCCATTAATGACTCGTTTATTTTAATAGTTAATACTGGTGAGTTTGTGATCTGACCCAGCTTTTCATCTATTCAGTGTTTTCTGCTAACCATGCAGATTTATAGTCGCACTGTCTATGCTTAAAGCAAGACTAATTTATTAGGTATAAATTGAATATAATGAGTACTAGGCTTTGTACTTTGTTGTATTTGTCCATTAATTTATTACACTCCCTGGACCGGGAGTGTTTACCTTTCTCTTCATTGAGATAAAACTTTATAGCCGTGCTGATTACTGATCACGTGGAAGCACATAAATATGTCCACAGGAACTAAGCTATAATTAATAGCCATAAAACCCTTTCTTCGCAAAAAGAATTAAGGCAATATCCGAGAGTATCGGTTATCCAAAATAGGTTGGATTGTCTACCTATTAAACCACCCCAAAATGTACTCTCCTAACGGAAGTACGGGAGGGGGAAGTAATTTTCCTCGTTCCAGTGACCAATGTCACGAAATGAAGACCCCTAACTTTGTTAGTGGCACCGCTTCGGCCAGCGGTAAGGCCATTCCTGTTGTACATTCAAACATTAGTTTGTCTCAATTCAACACTGTTCCCGTTCAGACTACCCAGGATAACGTGGAGGCTCCCCAAGCCAAACAGGGTTCCGATTTTATGGCGCAAGCCCCTACTTATTTTCCTTCTAAGCAAGATAATTGCAATCAATTTGCTAAAAATCAAGCTTCATCCAAGAAGGAAGCTAAGAAAAATTTTCAACGTTCTCAAGGAAAAACTAATCCTAAGAAACAAAATGGATCGAAAAAGAATCAAAAATCCAAATATGTAAAACAATCTCTTTTGGAAACCTTATATCCTTCAGGGATCATTGATCAAGCTAAAAACATGGTACTAGACACCCATATTAATGCACATATGTCTGACCTCACTAATGTTCTTGAAAATTTAGGTCTTTTGTCTTTTTCTATCCCTAAATGCAACTCTAAGATTGAAGTTGCAGTCCAACTCGCTTTGGCCCTCAAAACTATGTACAAAGGTTCTATTATTGAAGCGTTGTTGGTACACGCTCCCACGGTGGAGTTTTTGAAACAAACTTTTGGCTACAACATCTTCCATCCCCAATCTGGAGATGTTGATAGTCAAGACTGGTTGTCCTACCTTCCTAAACTAAGGGAAAATTGGGACACCATTCGTTGTGCTCCAATTTTTGAAAAAGTGTCTAACCTTATCTCTGTTGCTGCTTCAATTGGTTTATGTAGTGTAACCAATTTAGCATGGAGTGTTGAAGGTATTGAACTGTTTCGTGTTGGAAGTCTTCGGAAGCATGCGAGCGCTTTTGACTTTTTTGGAGCAATGTTGGACACTGTTATCTCCTTCATTGAAGGTGGTTATGAGTGTTTTCGCCAACGATCTCTAAAGCCACTCCTTTTTACCACAGATGCTGGTGCCGAATTTGATGATTTGTACTTTGCGTGTTTGGAATTACATCAACACGCTTTGATTTTTAATCTGGCAGCAAATCCAGTCATGTACAAGGGTGAGAAGCAAATCATTACAGACCTCCAATATACAGCTATGTTAGATCAAGCTGTGGAGATGGCTGAGTCTGCATATAAATCTGCCAAGGGAACTTGGCAAGCTTCTGTTTTGGAGAAGCGGTTGGTTAATATGAGAACACAACGTGCTGAGTATAGTGCTCGGCGCATTGATGGATCGCTTAGATACGCCCCCCTTACTTTGTATGTGTGGGGAGAATCTGGAGTTGGCAAATCTACGGTCGCCCAACTATTGATGAGTGACTGCCTTGTTGCCTCGGGAGCTGATCCTGATGCCTGTAATACGGCAGTTCTCAAGGAATCTGACAAATTTGATTCCACTTTGAAGGGTGACACCCAAGGCATTTATTTGGATGACATGGGAAATACCAAGATTGAATTATTGGATCGTTCACCTTGTGAGAGGATGATTGATATCAATAATAATATGGTTACCTATGCCAACAAGGCTGATTTGCATGAAAAAGGGAAGATTGAGATTCGTCCTCATATTTTTATTGTTACTAGTAATGCTCCACTTGCAGATCATGCCCGCCGTTGCTCAATTAAGCCCATGTCCATTGTTCGACGCGGTGATATTCATATTTTGGTTAAGGTTAAGCCAGAATTCGCTATGTCGGATGGACGTCTTGATTCCAAGAAAGCTAATGCAGCTTTTCCGGACGAGACTTTTGAGACTGATGTTTGGGACTTGACAGTTTATGTACCAGATGGAAAGAACAAGCAGTTGATGCTTGGTCCTATAGATGGTAGCATGAAGGATACTCACATGAATATTCATGATCTTCTTGAATATGCATGTGATATGTGTGAAGACCATTTTGAGAATCAGAGGAAACTTATTGCTAAGGCTGAAAGTCTCGTTGTTTCCCGAGAATATTGTTCGTCATGCAAACGTCCTGCTCGCAGGTGTAAATGCCCAACTGAACCGCAATCTGAGGTTCCTCCAGCAGAGAGTGAAGATGAAACTACTGTCGAGGAAATTGATGAATCAATTGAGACTTGTGACCATTCAGATGTCTCGTGGGATATGTATTGGGATTTGTATGATCGGGAGAATCTTAATGAGGCTTTTGAGTTGCAATCATTACGAGAGTTGTCTTTTGATTCAATTAAGGCCCAATTTGAACGTGTGCCACGTTTCTCCAGTGCTATTACAGTGCGGGTTCCTACCTGCATTATAAATAATATTTGGATTCAGCGTGCATATATGTGCGTACATGCTTCAGAATTCATCGCCTTGGAGAGAAATACTCGACGCAGTATGATGTCATTCGTTTTTATGATGTTCTTGTGCGGTTTCCTTTCGGGTACTTTTTCTGCTGGATTGGTGTTGTTCACACTCTTTGTCAGTATGTTTGTTTATTATACAGCATTGGCAAAGTGGAAGAATGATATGTGTGAACAATTGGCATCTCGAAGGGACATTACTGATGACTTATTTGCTTCCTTGCGTCAAAGTAAGGCAGTACAGTTCTTTTCCTTTTGTGTTGTTGCCAAGGTTATTTATAAAATTGTATCCTCCATGAAGGTTATGCATGAGCATCAAACTGCTTTGGCACCGGAAACAGTAGTTGAGGTAGAAAAGCGAAATGCTGAGGTTAATCCCTGGGCAGTTCCTGTCGTTTCAGAATTGCATATTAACCATAGGAATGATACAATGACCATTGATCAAGTCACTGCCAAAATTTCCAAGAATTTATTTCATGTGAAGTTGGTAGAAAATGGATTTCAGCAGTCCTGTGATGTTTTGGCTCTTGGAGGAATTAGCTATCTCTTTCCATTGCACATTTTTGAAAACCGCAAGGATATGAAAGGTCTTTTTACGCGATATGACCCTTCTAAAATTGGCGGGACCTTTAAAGGTGTGGTTGGCGTCACTAACATGGTGCCAATTCCTGGAAAGGATTTATGTATTGTAAATATCCCTTCTGGAGGCGTGCGTGCCGACATTACTCATTTATTTCCTGATCTATTGACTGTATCGGGAAATGCCCGTATGTTGTATCGTCGGGAAGATGGTTCTATTATGAATGATGTTGTTCGTGCCAATTATATCAAGAATTCAGAAGCTGGAGGCGCAGGTTACCATTATCATTGTTCCTATAACACTTTTACTGGACTGTGTGGAGCTGTTTTGGTTGGGTGTTTTGCCAAATGTACCATTGCTGGCATCCACCTGAGAGGTATTTCTGGTACTTCCAGTGGCAAGGCTCTCACTGTTACCAGACAGGAAATCTTAGATGCTATTGCCAAGACTGAAGATTGTGTTAGTAGTTTCCCTACCCATGTTAATGGCACTTTTCCCACCACTCGATATGAGAAGCAGGTTATTACTTCGACAGATATTCATGTCAACTCTCCCATCAATTATTTGCCTGAGGGCAGCGATATTGAATACTTTGGTCAAACTGGCCAACGTGCGTCTCATACCAAGAGTGACGTTGTTGTTACTCCTATTTCTGATGCTGTCACGGAAGTGACTGGTGTCGAAAGAAAGCATGGACCCCCTCAATTCAATAATAAATTGATGTGGCAGGCTTCCCTGGCTCATTCTGCTAATGCTAGTGCGGGTGTGGAACCTTCATTGTTGGATAAGGCAGTAATTGACTACCAGGCACATATTATCGAAGTTTTCCAATCGAAGGAATTTGGTGACATGGCCCGTGCAGAGTTGAAACCTCTCACGGATATGGAAGCTTTGTGTGGAAGGGATGGTGCTCGTTTCATCGATGCCATGCCTCGTTCCACTTCCAAAGGATTTCCACTTTCAGGGCCGAAGAGCGATATGATTACACTCTTGAATCCTGAGGATTATCCTGAGTTTGCTTGTCCTGCTGAATGTGATAAGGCCATCATTGATGAAATGAATATATGATTACCGCTTTCCTTGGAGGCAAGAGGTGTTATACTATTTTCAAGGCATGTGTCAAGGATGAAGCTACTAAGATTGGTAAAGAGAAAGTTAGAGTCTTTGAGGCGGCTGATTGGGCCTTTCAATTGATTGTGAGGAAGTATTTTCTGCCTATTGCCAGGATGTTGTCTTTATTTCCACTTACTTCTGAGTGTGCCGTTGGAGTTAATGCTCAAGGCCCCGAATGGGATCAGTTGGCTCGACACATGAAGAAATTTGGAGCTGATAGAATTTTTGCAGGTGATTACAGCAAATACGATTTGCGCATGCCTGCACAATTAATTTTAGCAGCTTTCAAATGCTTGATCGACATTGCAAAGACATGTGGGCAGTACTCCGGGGATGATATTAAAATCATGCAGGGAGTTGCCACAGAAATTGCTTATTCGTGTGTCTCGTACAATGGAGATTTGATTATCCATTGTGGCTCCAATCCCTCTGGCCAGAATTTGACGGTTTATATTAACTGTATTGTCAATTCACTCTTGTTGCGATGTGCATACTATCATATGTACCCCGCTGTAGAGGGCAATCCAGAACCATTCCGTCACAATTGTGCTGTTATGACTTATGGAGACGATGTCAAAGGCTCAGTTCGACAGGGATGTGATTGGTACAATCACATCACTTATGCTCAATTCTTGGCTGAAAGGGATATGGTTTTTACCATGCCCGATAAGGAGTCGATCCCCACTCCATACATGAATGACTTGGATGCCGATTTTTTGAAACGTCATAACTTATACAATCCTGAAACTGGATTGACTCATGGTGTTTTGGATCAAAATTCAATTTTCAAGTCACTACACTCCGTTTTGAAATCTAAGGCCATTTCGGCTGAGGATCAGAGTGCCCAAAATATTGATGGAGCACTTCGTGAATGGTGGCAGTATGGTCGTGAGATGTACGAATTGCGTCGTGATCAGATGAGGCAAGTGGCCATTAAGACTGGCATTGCTCATTTGTGTACTGAGTTGGAGATTTCATATGATATGAGGATGCAGGATTTCAAGGAGAAGTATGCATTGTAAGCTTCTCCAATTGTCCTGGGATGACGCAAAACTCACTCCAACCTCCGGAACTATTCGTAGGTAATAAGTTTAAAATGGTCTTGTTGTATTGGATACCATGTATATTAGATTTTTGATGTTATTTTACTGTATATAGGCTTGCAACATGTTGGCATTCCCCCCGTGGAATACCCGTATTTACGGGAGGCCTCGCCAGCCAATTAAATTTCATGCAGGACATGCATTGAGCGATGCATGTACCCTAAGTTCATATAAATTGCTTACTACTAATTATAATAATAATAATTCCGAAGGGGACACCGGATTTAGTGTCTCCAAAGTCGACCGTGAGTCGGCAGCCCAAAACGTCCATTTTGTGGACGGTGACACGCCTTGGTCATATGATATTAAGGCGAATGCTGATGAAACCACCAAGCTCGCTGCGTTCACTGATGCAGAACTTGGCGATTTCCTCAGCCGACCTATCAAAATTAAAGAATACCAGTGGACGCCTGGAGTTGCGTTGTCAGCTCCGCGTTTCAATCCGTGGACGGAATTTTTTAACAATTCTGATGTTCGTGATAAAATTAATCGTTATCGTAATTTGCGCTGTAATTTGCGCATGAAAGTCTTAGTGAATGGAAATAGTTTCTACTATGGTCGTGCACTGTTGACTTATAATCCTTACGTTCAGAACGATGAAATCACTGTCAATCGAGCATTTATTGAAGAAGATCTCGTTCAGGCTTCGCAAAAACCACATCTTTTATTGGATCCTACCACTTCTCAAGGTGGAGAGATGCTCTTACCGTTTATCTGGCCGGAGAACTATCTTAACATTACTGTCCAAGGTTGGAATGCCAAGATGGGAGAGGTTGATATTCATGATTTTGATGTTCTCCAGCATGCAAATGGTGGTACAGATCCAATCTCTATCACTATTTTTTGCTGGGCCGAGAATCTCACTTTGGCTATTCCTACAACGGCACAAGTGAACAATGACGTGATCGCGAGTTTTATACCCCAGAGTAAGGTTGCTCCTCCCCCGAGAAAGAAGGCGAATCCAGGACGTTTGGATTCTATTCCTGAGCATGATCTGTTTCCTCCATTAATTGGGAGACATTTAGTGGGTATTCATAGACGTCTTAAGCCTCTTGTGTATACTGATCTTTCTTCAACTAGTCCATATGAGCCACAAGGTTTTGTGGATGATTCTGAACTTGATGAATTTGGTTTTCCTAAGCCATATGATCAGCAAGCTGGAAAGGGAAAGAAGAAGGCTGTTATGAAGGCAAATAACACGACATCTAGTGATGAATTTGGTTTTCCTAAGCCATATGATCAGCAAGCTGGAAAGGGAAAGAAGAAGGCTGTTATGAAGGCAAATAACACGA